GCTTTTTTGGTATCTGTTTTTCAAGTGCTTTTATAACAATGTTCATTTCTTCTACCGAACACATATTTATATAAGCGTTTTCAGCTAAATTCTGAACAAAGTTGTTTTTTACCTCTTGTATTGTCATTCTTCCACCTCACTTTTAAGCCATTTGCTTATAGTTGAACTGGTGCAATAAACCGCTGTTCTTCTGCAGTTAATCGGGCAATTTTCGCACTCTGCGTCTTTAAAGCAACATACAGCTACATCATTAATGAATTTTGCAAGTTCCTCAACGCTCATATTTTTTATTTTTTCAAAATTCGTCATTATTTTACCTCACTATTGAGCCAGTCTGTAAACCCTGCTACATCGCAACTTTGATTATCTGAAAAATTAAGTGGACATTCTTTACAGTCGTAAGAATCACATAAATAACTAGACATTTTGTCAATTTTGGATGCCATTTCAGCAACACTCATATCTTTGATTCGTTCAAAATTGGTCGTTCTTTTTTTTCTCCTCTACGCTCCAATCCAACGCTTGACCGCAGTTGTAACAATAATTTCCCTTTACGCACACAAAGATCTCACAATCGTAAAGTTTAGCCACAAGCTGGCCGCAATTAGGACAATAATATTCTTGCATTCCGAGAATGCTGTCGGTGCTTCCAAGGATCTCAATTTTTTTTGGTATCTGCTTCTCGAGCGCAGCAATCGCACACTCTTCCTCCATGAGTTGCACTTTGTTTCTCCTGCGCTTGAAATAGAAAAGCGCTTGCTCAAATTTCATTTGTCTTTCTCCTTTCCGTTCTCGGCGGGTCAGGCAGCTCCCGCCAATGCGTGATGTGCGGGTGGACTACTGGTAATTCCGCCTACTCTATTCCTATGCAAGACAGTACGAAGCAACCGAGGTTCAAATCGTAAATGAGCACTTCTCTATCCGTGTCCGGCAGCCTGTCCTTTACGCTGATCCAGCCGTCCGGCTGGTTAAAATTTGTCATTCCTGTACACATTGTGTTACCCCCATTGGTCAGCCATTGCCTTTGCTATTCCGGGAAAGGTTTTGGCTCTGTTTTTTGCCCGGTCGGCTGTAAACATCCCTTTGTGCCGCGCGTTATGCTTGTGGCTGTAAGAGCCGGATGGGCACCATGTTGCAATCGGCTCTACAGTGTCGGTGGGAATCAGCGGCGGTAGGCCTTTTAGCCAAAGGCAGGTTTTTTTTGTGTACGGATGCCCAAACTGATATGGCTGAATGATCTGTGTATACTCCGGCAGGCAAAACACCCGGCTCGGCACTGGGTTCTCCACGCATATTTTCTGGATGCCCGACCACCAAAAGCGCATAAACAGGTCGCGGCCTTGGATGCCCAGCATCACACGGTCGGCCTGAAGCTCGTGCCCCTTCCACAAATGCCTTGCCCCAGCGTTGCTGAGGTAGGTGCAAGGCGGGTGTGCAATGAGCAAATCCCAATTGTTAATGACGTGTTTTGTTCCGTCCATAGTTACGACTGTGCCGCCCTTAATGGCTTCCAGAGCGTCACCCAAAATGTGCCATTCAGGGTGCCCGCCCGATGGTTCTTGCACATCACAGCTAAAAGCGTTATGCCCTTTTTCTCTGAAAGCCTTACATACTTCTTGACTTTCCTCACAAGCAATCAATACATTCATTCTCCGTAAACCTCCATAAAGGCAAATAATCCGCCCGCTAAAGTCTTGATTATTTTAATTGCTTCTTGTATTGTCATTCTTCTGCCTCGCTATTAAGCCATTTTTCCATATTTGTATATTTTCCCGAATGTATTTCCACATCGAAGTAAAACCATACAAGAAACCGAGCCATTTCCTAAACGCTACTCATATTTTTGATTTTTTCAAAATTTGTCATTCCTACACCTCCAACAATTCGTGGTTGTCGTGTATGTTGCCGATAATTTCGCATTGACTCGCTATCTCTGCTAAACTTTGCTGTTTTAAGTAATCGTGAAATCTTTCAGGTTCGTTATCGCACCAATCGGGACAAGCGAAATTATTAACTTCAACATAAAATCCTAAGCAATCCACCGCTTTATATTCGCCGTCGCTACCGTCTTGCTTGTATTCGCCAAATTTAACGATAGACTGACAGTCAAAATCATCATAAGTTGAATATTGAGCAATATCGCCCTCAAAAATCTTTTTGCCGTTCTTATCGGTCAAGCCTGTATATTGTCCGACTGTTTTAGGGTCAACAAAAATTCTGCACTTGTTACCAAATCTGTCGGGGTAAATCATTATTGTATATTCATTTTCAGTTGTATCTAAACTACCAAAAATCCAAGAACGACTTAAAGCACCCGAAAAATCCATTCCTCTGAATAATATCTCTCTCATTCTTTCACCTCAATCAAGATGTACTTTCCGTCTTTGGTTTTGAAAGGCTTTTTCTTAAAATCTCCCTGTAAGCAATCAACAACACCAAAAAATGGACACTTAAGTTCATCCATACGGCAAACGGTGTGTATTTTTCTCCATTTGTGGCATATCTCGTCATTAGTTACGGCCCTAAATTTACGCTTTTTCATTTGGCACATTCCTCCATTCTCGGCGGGTCTGGCAGTTCTAGCCAATGAGTGGCATGTTTAATTGTTGTTCCATCTATATCAAGCCAAACTTGCAGTTCCGGGTTATACCAACCTAAATGCATGTCTCCCCATTTCGTGCATATAATCACATCTAAACCTGTGTCCGGCAGCCTGTCCTTTACACTGATCCAGCCGTCCTGTACGCCGTGATTGAAAAGTCGTATCTCGTCTTTCTTCAACCATTTCTGCCATTTACCACAAGCTGAGCAGTAAAGCCCGGTCTGATTGCCGTGTTCCTCAGTGAAGAACTCCTTGCTTCCACATTTGCAAATCATATTCATAACGGTGGCCTCCTTTACAACTCGTAGTAAGATTTTACCGACTTTCCGATTTCTACCGATAGTTTTGCGGCAATGACACGAGCGTGTTCATACTGGGCTTTCACCCCAGTTTTATAAGTACCTTCCCATTTCTTACCAGAGTGGAATAAGGCTTCCCGGATATTGTTATCGTTGTCCATAAGAAGGTCAACTTGGTACAGATTCAAGAGCCGTACCAATTCCTGTTTTTCCGCTAACTGCATTGTGCTTTCTCCTTTTCATTTATCGTATTCCAGAGGCCTTATCCCAAGCCAACCGTTGGCCACAATGTTGGCAAAACTCGGTGTGCTCGACTGTTTGGAAACAGGTGGGGCAAGAATTTACATTCACTTCTTCGTGGTGGCCGTTGGTCGTGAACACTGGAACAGTAAATTCCAAAGCCTTCTCGGGTCTTTGCTTTTTTACGATTTCGATTGCGCAATCAATCGCCTCGGCGTTATCTGCGCTCGTTTTTTTTCTAAAATCTTTCAAAAAATAAATGATTTTTTCAATGTCCATAGTTAGTCCTCCTTAAAATATTCTGTAAAATTTTCCTTTGCTTCTCTATAAAGCACCTCTTTAATCAACTTCGGTGCCGTCCTTGCGGTGCAAAAAAGCACAACGCAGTTATACCGAGCCATCCAAGCCGTTAAGCTGGAAACCAAGCACTGCGGCAGAACCCTTGATCTGTAACGCCCAGCGTATGCAGCTTCCCAGCTTTCGCCCTCGATCAGCAAGTAAACTTTGAACCCTTTCGCCATTGCTCGCTCAAACTCCAGAACGAACCGGTCTCGGTGCTGAAAGAAGTTTCCGCATATTTCGGTCAGCGACATTTTGCGCTCCACCACGGCGGGACAAATCCACTTGCCAAATCCAGGTAGGTCAAACTCTGCGCCATAGTCGCCGAAGTCCAGCTTATCTTGACGGTAAGGAACGCCGAACGCTTCCCACCTCTTGACGGCCTCTGCTGTCCTGTGCTCTCTCGTGTCAACAACGATTTGCATTGTGTCCAGCACCGCCTCAATTTCCGCCTGCCGCATTAGAACGGCAGGTCGTCATCGTCGCCGTCGTCGATGACTTCAAAATCGGCGTTGCTGTCAACGGTAGCGTGCTTTTGACTTGTAGGCAATGACTTAGCCTTCGGAACCTTAAACTTGCCGTCCTTGACATCCTGCACCGACAGAATGGAGCACGCCTCGGTCGTCCAGCCGGTGTTGCCATTGTACGCCCATTCTCTTTCGCGGAACAGAACACCAACACGCTTGCCTTTGAGTGCCGTTTCGTCCCAATCCCAATGGTATCCGTCGTTGCTCTCCTCTAAGCAAGCAATCAAGTTGCCGAACCGCTTCAACTGGCTGTCATACCACTGATTGGCCTTATCCGGAACCGTCACACGGATGTTGCCTTTCCATTTCTTGTCCTCGAAAAGTGAATTTTTAAACTGCTGACGGAAAAAGTCTTTGTGCTCGCCCTCGTCAATGTCGAACGAAATAACCAGTACCTCGCCCCAGTCGTATGTTTTGATAAGTGCATTTACAATCTTCGCCACATATCCACCAGCGGGCAGCGGGTCGGATGACATCCCTGTTTTTTTAGCTTCAAAATCAAACTTTTTCATTTTTTTGCTCCTTTTCATTTTCAAAATTTAGCGGGCAATCATACCCGATATAGCGCTCCGGAAACTGCACCGGGCGCTGATTAAGCTGACAGTATCGCTTGCTGCTGGACAGGTACGGACACTGCACACAGCACACAAAGCTGCGACCTTGCCAGTCTACTGGAAAGTGTACCACGACGGTTGCTGTTCCGTCAATGAAAGATTTAACGCCGTTCAGCGTTTCACTGCTCATCGGTTGCACCTCCAATGTCGTAATACTCACGGATAACGCTGTCAACCGCCTTTAGATCATTGTCGATCAAGTCCTGGTCAAACATACCCAGCGGGCTTTTGACGGTGTCCTGTCCGTTGTTGTGCGTTTGGAAACAATACCGGCCGTCCTGCACTACGGTCTTTAGGACGATTGTAAACCGCCCCTCCAGCGTGACATAATTGTCCAGCATTTTCCCAATCGTCTTGAAGTGCTCCCGGCCGTCGTCCATTTGGTCGCTGTGCCCAAGGAAATAGACAATTTTGTCGTCCGGCAACTTGGCAGCAAATTCAACCAGATGATTGAACGAAAGCGCCATATCGGTGAATTTTTGATAGCCTGTCACCTTGGCATTTCGCATAAATTCGTTGACCATCAAGTATGTTGCGTCGTCGATCACAATGGACTGCTGCGGTGCTGCTGCAATAGCTTTTTCGATCTTGGCATAGTTGTCGCTGTTGTATGTTTTCAGTTTGTTTTTGAACGGCAGAGGCTTCCCACTCACATTCACGATTGCCACATCATCCGTTGCGAAGTTTCGCAAGCTGGTGGACTTGCCTGTGCCGCTCTGGCCGTAAATCATTACGATGATTGCCATTTTTCTTACTCTCCTTTCTCTTTGCCCGCTGCTGCGAGCAGAACCATACGAACATAAGCTGACATCGTCAGCCCCAGCAGTTTAGCCGCCTGCCGGATTTGCTCTTTCTCGTCGTCTGTCATCTTGACCAACAGCAAGTTGTCCCTGATTGTTGTCGTGTCGCTCATTTCTCGCCCTCCTTTCTGTCGTGTTCAATGAAGCGTTCGCAGAACCAGTCCTCGTCCGCTTCTATCACCGGCGAAAGGTCAACCTCTCCGGCTTCAACGGCCTTTCTGATCTCTCTTTCGCAGATTTCCTCTATTTCGTCCGGATCCAGCATTGAAACAACCAACGCAGACAGCTGAACGCTCTCTTTTTCGTCTCCGACGATCTCCTTGACTGTGTCAAACTGCCAAGCAGTCTCGCTCAAACAGTCTGAACAAACGCCGTGCGGCATATCCTCTCTGTAGTGTTCTTTGCCGCAAATCGGACAAACCATCTTGTCATCGTCCATAGCTTCGGCGCAGCTGTCACACACGCCGCCGCTGATCTCCCATCCGTCAACGACACGGCCGCAAATCGTACATCTGTTCATTTTTTTGTCTCCTTTCTCTCCTGGCTTATCTGTTTATCTTCCATCCCATCGGCTGCCGTCGCCGTCATTGACCAGCAGCACCCGGCAGCATTTGTTTACCAACCTATCGGCGATATAAACCACGCTGTTAGCTGTGAAACTGCATTTTTTGATCTCTTTGGCAATATACGCCAACGCTCTGGTATCAAAGCCGTTAAAATTCATCCACGCAACTGCTTGCCAAAGGTTGTCTATCTGCTCGCTACTGCAATCCGTCAGCCAGCCGTTGGCGGCTATTTCTTTTTTGAAAAGATCGACCATCAAAATCCGATGTTCTTTTAGCGCCATTTTGTTGTCCTCCTTTTCAGTCATTCAAAACAAGTGGTGCAACATTCTGCGTTCAGTACAAACATAATTTCAGCAATGCAACATTCCGTTTCGCTATTTTCTTTTATAATTTCAGCAATACGCTTAAGTTTTTCAACACTAACATGCTGACCTTTACGGGTAAGGTTGCCTATAAATTCAAAAAGATCGTTGTATGCATCATTGTCGCCGCAAGTGAACCAATCGTGTTCAATGCAAGCCTGTCTTACTTTCGTTCCGGAAATGAATCTAAATTCTTTCATATATATTCTCCTTTCGTCTGGAAGTTATTCTCCCTTTGACATTTACTATATTACACCCAGAAAGCGGAAAAGTCAATACTTTTTTTATATCTTTCTTATATTTCTTTTATACAATCGGTATAAATCTTGCGTGATATGCTCGTGGTAATACTGAAAGTAAAACTTTACAATAAAAGTAGAAACGGAGGGATGACTGATGTATAACACATTCAACGGCTATATGCAGGGCGCACAGCCATACGGAAATCCATACGCAGACAGGCTGGCGGCAATGCAACAGAACCAAGCAATGCAGCAGCGTTGCGATGTAGTCACTGTCAACGGCGAGAACGGAGCGCAGGCATACCCGCTGGCACCGAACAGCAGCGCCTTACTGCTGGACGAAAGCCAGCCGCTTGTGTGGCTTGTCAAGACCGACGGCGCAGGTTACAAGACGGTGTCGGCATTTAACATCACACCACACGAACAGACGCAACAGCCGACCAACGCAGACCTTGAACAGCGCATAGCAAGACTGGAGGAGATCATCAATGCGCAACCCGATTCTGGACGCAATGCAAAAACCAAGCAGCGGACAGCAGCCGCAGAACCTGCCGCAAAATAACGGCGGGAATTTCTTGCAGCAGCTTGCCGAATTTCGTAAAGCCCTTGGCGGGAAAGACCCGCAGGCGATAGTACAAAACTTGCTCAACTCCGGGCAGATGAGCCAACAGCAGTTTCAGCAGTTGAAAGCCCAAGCGGAGCAAATCCAATCAATGCTTAAATAAGGCGGTGCGCAACGCCTTGTTTATAAAAATCTAACGAAAGGACAAAAAAAACAAAATGGATAACTATTCACTTTCCGACCTGCGGGCAGCCGTAGGTGACGACAATGGCGCATTCGGCGGCAACGGTGCTTGGTGGGTTATTCTGCTGTTCCTGTTCTGGGGCTTTAACGGCAACGGCTGGAATAGACAGGGTGAGTTCGGCCAGTATGCCACCGCTGCCAGTCAGCAGGAAATCCTGTTCGGCCAGCAGTTCGGCCAGCTGAACGACCGGCTGAACACTATCGGCAATGGTATCTGTGACAGCACCTTCGCGCTGAACAACAGTATTTTGACCGAGGGTCGATCCATCCAAAACCAGCTGGCAGACTGCTGCTGCAAGAACCAGCTTGCGACGGCTAACCTGTCTGCACAGATGAACCAAAACGCTTGCGACATCACAACGGCAATTCACGCAGAGGGCGAAGCAACCCGGCAGCTGATCCAAACCAACGAGATTCAGGCTCTGCGGGACAAGGTGACCAGCCTTGAAATGGACAGCCGTTTTTGCGGCGTCGTGCGCTATCCGACAAGCTACGCATACAATGCGGGCCCGTCTCCGTTCTGCGGCTGCAATAGCTGCTGCAACATCTAAACACACGCCACCACGGCGAGGATTTCAACCGGCGGGGGCGGCAGCAGCTGCTCCCGCTAATCTTTTAAGAAAGGAAAAACTAAAATGTCAAAATCTGCAATCTATACTGCAAACACAACAGAACCCACCATCACAGCCGACAGCGTTATTCCTGTTGGTGTGACCTCCCGCCGCTTTGGCTGTAACATCCGGCAGGACGGCAACACAATCACGCTTTGCGGAAGCGGTTATTACAAGGTGACCGCCGTGGCCACCGTTACGCCTCCTGCTGCCGGTACTGTTTCTTTGACAGCCCAAAAGGACGGCGTGCCCGTGATCGGCGCAACTTCAAGTGCCACCACGGCTGCCGTAAATGAAACCGTCACGCTGACAGTGAGCGCTATTCTGCGCAACGCCTGCGGCTGTGACAGTTCCATCCTGTCCTTTGTGCTTGGTGATTCTGCGGCCGTCGTCAACAACTTGTCCGTGACGGTCGAAAAGCTGTAAAGGCGGCCGCCTATGACTGTAAGTGAGATTTTCGGGCGTATCAACACCCATCAAATCGAGGGAGTAATGTTGCACAGCCAGCTGGCTGAATATTTCGGCTTTTTGAATTTGTGTGGCTATCAGCGACAGCAAGAATGCCAAGCGATGTCCGAATTTTTTGAACATCAAAAAACCGTTATGTATTTCGTATCGCGCTTTAACCATCTGCTTCCGGAAGCGACCGCAAAAGACCCGGAGATCATTCCGGAATCGTGGCGTGGCTACACCCGCCAGCAGGTAGACGCAGGAACCAAACGCAAGGCAGTCCGGGACGCATTCTCGCGGTGGCAATCCTGGGAAACCGAAACCAAGAAACTGTACGAACAGGCATACGCAGACTTGCACGAAATCGGTGAGGTCGCTGCGGCTTGTGAAGTCAAGCGACTTGTTGAGTCGGTAGCTTGCGAGTTGGAACGCGTTGAAAGTCAGCGAATAACCTTGGAGTGCCTGGATTACGACCTTGCAGCGATCTGCTCCGAGCAAGATAGATTGCTCACAAGATATTCTCCGAATTATGGCGTTGTGACAGCCTAAAAGAAAAGGGCGGAGCCTTTCGCTCTGCCCTGTTTCTTAATATTCCCGCTGCACATTGACCAGCTTGCCGTGCTTTGCTTCTGCGTGTTGCAATTCGACTTTGTCAAATCCAGCGCACCAGCAACGATACCCATCAGCAAAAGTGTAAACGAAAACCACCTCTTCGTTCATTTTCTCACCCCCCCTATACGAAAGGAAAAAACTATGATTTCTTTGGATATATTAAACCAAGATATACTCGACTTGGAACGCAACCACGACACAACCTGGGCAACGGTTGAACGCCTCGCCTGGCTATATATCGTCCGTGACCACCTTACCGGAAATGCCAGCAAATCCACCAAGCCTGTGAGCACTGACGGCTCCAGCGACTTCTTGACAGCCGCTGACGGCCTGGACACTTGCCAGGTGCTCGACCTTATGGACGAACTAATGGACACGCTCCAGGTGATCGCTCCGGCGCTCTATCACTCTGCAATGCTCCGGCTGGACGCATTAGAACCGTCCTCGTCTTTGCCGAGCGAGCAAGCGAGCAAATAGGTCTGCTGAAAGTCTGTAATCCGGGCGACTGGCTGCTGCTGGTCGTCTTTTTTGCACCCATTGTCTTCCCAGTCGTCTACGGCCAGCATAACGCCAGCTAAGATGGTTAAACTGCCAAAGACTATAAACGGTATAGGCAACCACCAAAACCGCTCTGAAACCAAGCAGAAGCCCACACAGGCCACTGCGCAGCCAATCCAACGCAACACTGCGGATGTTGTGTTCCTCATCGCTCTTTTGCCTCCTTTTCCAAGTGCTCGGCAAGTTCAATCAGCCGCTTGGCTTCTTTCCGCCTGCCGTCCAGTCTTAACCAAATTCTATCCGGCGTGAATTCAGACGCACCTTTGATATGCAAGGCGTTCAAGAACGCCAACTCTATGCGGCTCTCTCCGTGCCTGCGGCAAATGTAGAAGTGTCGCTCTCCGTCTAACAAGTGCTGCAGCAGAACCGCCATATATCTACTGTACTCCGGCAGCACGCGCTTGTTTTTACTGAACAACTTGGGTGAATAGCCGCCCAGGTGCCAGTAGATCGTATTGTGAATATCCATCGCGTTATCCCTCCATCTTCTTCAAGTCGTCGTAGCCCTCAATGCAGCGCTCCGGGTCTCGCGGGTCGTAGTCCATCTTGCGCAGTTCAATACGGCGGTTTTTCATATTGTGCCGGTTCTCCCAGCACAGTCGTTCAAATGCCTCCAGCGCCTCCTGCACATTGTCGCCAATCCAAAGCAACTCCTCGTCTCCTGGCTCGCCATTCTTGCGGATGTCGATGTCTGCCACGCTGTACCAGGTGCCCTCGTAGGCCACTTCGTAAGCCCACTTGGTGAATGTGCCTGCCTTTTCGTCCCGCTCTTCGTAGCGCTCGATAGCTTCAAAAGCGTCCTTCAATGTGTAAAAGCGTTCGATTTCTTTTTTGTCTTTTGCGGTTCTAACGATGTATGCGTTCATAGCTTTCTCCTTTCGCATTTCAGCTTGCCAGCTTATTATGTGGGCCGGGGCTGATTTGCTCAACCCCAGCAGAAGCATTTAAGCCGTTAGGCCATAAGCATAATTAACAAACACAAAAGTGTTTCCGCCGCTTAAGATCTCGCCGGTGAACTCGTCTCGCTCGTAGCTTTCATAGCCTTTTGTGAGCTGCTCAATTTCTTTAATGTCAATGGCCAAGTCTTTGATTGTCAGCCAAATGGCATAGCCATCATACCGAACGCCAACCTTGCGGTTGCTGTATCCGTGTTCTTTCAGTGCTTGTCTAATTGCTGCAATTCTTTCACGATCTGTCATTTTTTGTTCTCCTTTCAAATTCGGGGGTTCATATCTCCCCTTGACATTTACTATTCTACACCATTTCCACCTAAAAGTAAATACCTTTTTTATACTTTTTCGATATTTTTTCTATATTTTTTTGACTTTTCCAAAATCTCGCTGTAAAATAAAAGCGATTAGGCCACCCGCACCTCTGCCAGTGATCCACGGCAAGTGTCCCAGCGGTGGCTTTTTTGGCATAAAGAAAACACCCAGCCGTATGGTCAGGTGTTTCCTTTTGCATTACTGAAAGGAGAGTAATATATGCACGGCGGATTGCACAACCGTCAAATGCACTCCGCCAAGTTGGTCGACACCCACTGCCTGGTGGGCGGCTGATCTTCCAACAATCTTATTTTACCAAACGCAGCCGGATTTGTCAATGGCCGGCTGTCAAATGTGGCGCAAAATCTTCCTTTCGCACTTGTAGACGATGTTCTGTGCGTGCCGAACAGAAATGTCGAATTCCTCCGCCAGCGGCTCAAAGCAAACGCCGTCAAGCCACCTGCGCTTGAATATCCGTCGGTGTTGCTCGTTGAAGATGTACTGCTCAATCAAGTGCTCCCACTGTTCTCTTGACAGGTCTGCCACATCGTCCGCCCTCATCTGCTCCACCTCATCTTGACTTCACCCGCCCGCTGCCTTTGCAAGTCGGGCATTTTTTGTAGCCGGAATTTCCGCCTGTCTTTCGCACTCTTCTGCGCGTGACAGTTCTTGTTTTAATCGTTTGTCGTGCCAACCATATCACCGCCTACGAAATTGTTATCGACACCGCCTGCCGTGTCTTGCGTTACCGTTTGCTCTGTTTGACTTGTAACGTCCTCAAACTGGCTCTCGTAACACAACCACGCAATGTTTGAACCGATTAGCGCCAAGATCAAAAAAACGATAATTAAAGCCAGCCGCCGAATATTCCGCTCCGCCCTGGCAGACACTGCCTCAAATGCTGCATAAGGCACATTTGCCGACACTTGGCAGCCGTCACACTGTTTGTTGTTGTCCACCGCAATTCCTCCCTTATCCGTGTATAATGATTGACACAACCGATGTCACAAGCGTTCCGACGACGCTTGTTGTAATTATCCAAAGCAGCTTGTCATAAGACGCAAGCCGCTGCAAAAGCAACTCAATGCGCTTATCGTCGTTCGCAAACTTATTGCTGACCGCTCTGTGCCTTTCGTCGCATGTCGCCTGCCGCACATATCTTTCGTCGAATTCTGACTGCATTGCTTCAATTTCGTCCTTATTCATTCCCACAGCCTGTCCCCCTTTGCTCACTTAACGAACAGGGTGTTGTCGGACTTCTCCCACACGCATATCCAGCCGCTGGGGATTTTTGCCCACAGATTGCCCGATTTCGCCTTTTTGACTTCAAGCAATGAAACTATCGTCCCTTTTTTCAAAAACGCAAATGCGGACTTCTTGGCTGTCGTAGCGTGCTTCTGCCCGTCCTCCGACAGATCGCTGACCTTTTTACGCCCTGTATCTGCGCCGCAGCCCTTGTAAACGCCACGCACGGCGGTCAAAATATGCTGGCCAAGGCTTACCACCGGCGCCACCGGCTTCGGTTTCTTGTGGTTGACATCGTTCACGCTGCACAGCGGTTTAACGCCTTTCGGTGCGGTGAACAGCCAAATACTGCCGATGTCTGCCGCCAGCGCTGACGGCTGAACATATACTTCTCGGTCGTTCTTGACCTTTGTATAAGCCTTTCTGCGTGCTGTCAAGGTGAATTTTCCGTCGTACCAGTACGGGTCGAGAATGATCAAGTTGCCGGACTTGTCAATGCCGCCGACATAGATATAGTGCCCGCTGTTGCTGAACAGCCGCTTACCTCTGCCGGTGACACAGATAATTGCACGCCCGCCGTTCCTTAAGTGCTTTTTCAGCGTTTCGGTACTCTTGGTCTGCTTGGTGGTAATGCCGTAAAACTTTTTGAAGTGTTCGGCAATCTTTGCCATATTCGTGCCCTCTGCCGCTCTTGCGCCCATCTTGACGCACTCGGCTGCCCATTTCTTTGTGTTCATCGTGGCAGGCACAACGCCAAAGTTACGCAGAACCATCAAGCTGGAACACACCCCGCAGCCGCTGGTGTAGATACAACCGGAAACACCATACTTATACGGATGGCTTTTGCTTGCGTACCGAATTCCCTTGCAGGCCTCGGTGGTCTGCCGGCAATAATAAAGAAGTGTACCCATCACTGCTCCCCCTCGTCTTCTGTGCCGCCCTCGGCTTTTTCGATCTTCAAGACCTCGTCGGCCTTAACAGCAGCAGCCGTAAAGCTGTTGTTCTTCCACCAAGCCCAAATGGCTGCGACAGTAGCCACCACAGCAGACACCCCGGTGTAGACCTCGTCGTCGCTGAACGGCAGCGGATTCTTGCCGCAGGCATTCAGCACGGTGTTCAGCAGCGCCACAAACAGCACCACCGTTCTTGCGATTGTTTCCTTGCTTACTTTCATTTTTTGTTACCGCCTTTCTTAATTTTCGCTGCTCTCTTGCAGTTTGTTGATTTCTGCTCGGTATTCTGCCCGCTGCTGGCGGATCGGTGCGTACTCCTCCTCGGATAAAGCACCGTCTGTAAATTTCAAACACAGGTAGTCCGTCTCAGCCAACTCAGACTTCAAAAACGCAATGCGGCTTTCTGTCTCTACATTCATTTTGCCACCCCCAATACTTCCACCTGGGTGCCGGCGCCAATGGTCTTGCCGTTGGTCGGAAACGACAGGGCTTTGATTGCACCGTGGCCCTCGGCGTCCTTAAAGATGTTGAATGTGATACCGCTGGCGGCCCAAATTGTTCCGCCGGCCATGAGGTTTGCCGCGTTGAAATTACTGGCGATGTTGCTCTTATTTGCTTGTACCCGCAGCATGTCCTCGGTGATGTCCACCTCTGCAACGGCGAAGGAGCCCTTGGTCGTTGCAGTCTCGAACCGGAAAGCGTTAGGCAAGAAGCACTTACTCGTATAAGAGTTAATGTACACTGTAATGTCACCAGCGGCGGAGTTGGCAGCACTTCCTGCCACAGCCATACGCAGTCTGATCTTGCGGCAGGGCTTTGTGAGGTTCCACTGCTGGTTTGCCGTGGTGTCAGCGTCAAAGGTCTTGGAAAACACGGGCTCCCATTTCTCGGCAACAGGTGCAGAACCACCACCGCCGAACCACTGGAGATCATTCCACGCTGTCACTCCGTCGCCAACTTTTTCTTTGCCCTCGGTGCTGTCAATCCCTCGTTCGCCTTTGTAAAGCACAGGGTTGGCGGCCGCCCAGTTTTCGCTTGTGTCAATCCTGGTAGTGAACACGCTGTCTTTTAGATATACATTCATCTGTTAGTCCTCCCACTCTACAACCTCTGCAAGAAGCAAAGTGCTGTCTTTGTATGCGGATATTGTCGTGTCAGCTTTTCCTATATATATCGCTTGCACAGTCTGCCCCTCGCTGACTGGAATAATGATTTCTGGAGTTGCAAGCGTTTCATATTGACTGCTTCTCGTTCGTAACGATCTAACAAGTCTCGAAAAGGTGCCGTCAGAATTCCGCAAAACAACATCAATTTCGCCAATGGACAAAGCTGTTGACCGCCACATATACATCTGCGCAAGCACTCGTACCTTTTTAACGCCAGCGCCGATAACAACGCCATTGTTGCCAAGGCTAAGGCCAGTCCCACCGTTGCGGGTTATTCCTGTAAACGGTAAGAATATTGGATTTTCGAATGTGCCCTCTTTCGTGATTTTTGTGTCACTTGACAAACACGCTTGCAAATAAGATACACCTTTGTGCGCTTCCAGCTTGGCAACCCTTGCGGACTGGTCGTTGATCGCTTCGGTGATTGCAGCGTTTGCAACAGGGTTTTGGCTGCTCTCAGACAATGCCGTGTCAAGCGTAAATTCAACGCTGTCCTTGATTGCCCCACCAGCGTCAAACACGAAAGTGATGTCCTCGCCTGTCAGCATGTTGGCCAACGCTTCCAGCTGCTGCGCTTTCACATTTAGCTTTATAGGTGATAATGCCATCTCGGAATTCCTCCTTTATATTTTTATTTTAACCGATTACGCTCGCAAAGTCAACCGCAACAGAAGTTCCGCGAGCCGCCAATGTTCTGCCGTCAACGATTGGCGTGCCATCCGTGCATTGCAGACAGCCCCAAAAGCCGACATCCGTGGTCAGCATTTGGAATAGATCTTCCAAGATTTGCAGCCAGCGCCATACTCCGGCCTTGTCAATCCCCCAAGGGTCAATGCGATAACTGCTCGTAATGTAGTATATGCTTTCGATTTTCGACGAGTTGAGCACCTGCATATCTGTTTCGACCCCATCAAGGACTCCCTTTACATCCTCCAGCTGTGTCCCGCCGTATGGCTGAGCCACTCCGTTGACCGTGCTTTGCGGCGGCTTCGTCAGCGCTCCGATCTTGTACTTGTCTTTAGTCTGCAAATCAAACAACGCTTTGATAATCTGCGCGTTTCGCCATATATCGTTGAGCACATTCTCGGTTAAGAAGTCGACCGGCTCGTAATAATTTTGGTACCCCTCGAGCGAACCAGCCGCAACAACGGTCACCTCGCACACATCCGTGTACTCCTTTTCATCTGCTGTCACTACGACACCAATCGGAGCAACACCAGCCGCAACAGCTGTCACCATAGACCCGTTGACAGTTGCAACGCTTGGCATAAGCGACCGCAACTCGACATCGTAGCCATCACAGCCAACCGGTAGCACGGTATAGTCTGCCTGCCAGGTGTCTCCAACTCGCAGCGTTGTTTGCTTTATATTGAAGCTTACGCCCTCAACCGGAACCTTGACGCTGACACGCACCCGGAATTCCGGAACGCCGTAAATAGACAGCGTGCTGTTTACAGACAGCCGAAGGTCTGCCGTGCCTTTTGCCTTGCCGTGAACCACCACGGCGCCGTCCACATATTCAGCGCTGCAAACACTGCTGTTTGTGTTCTTGACCGTCAGCGACTTGTCGGTTGCGTTTTCCGGATATAGAAAGTAGTCCACGCCCTCGACCAGCTTGGCCGTTTCGCCCTGCTTGACAGAAATGTAGTCTTTTGTAAGAACAAAATCATTCACATAGACTTTTGATGTCTTGAAAGTGACTTGCGGTGACAGCGCCTGCATTCCGTTTTCCGCTTTGGTGATCCGCACCACCAGCGAATAAACTGTGTCGATTTTCAGGCCGCGAATGTAGAAAAAAATGTTTGCCGATCCGGAATAATTTGCAGAAACAAAATCGCCGCCATTCAGCGAATATTCAACCAGCGATATGTTTGAACCGGTTTGAAACGAAACCCTCGCATAATCAAAGCCGGCTAAAATTTGCACACTGCTGAGAAAAACGGGCTTTGCAACATCCGCTTTGTCCATCGCAGCAATACCCTCAATTCTGCCGCCACCGGTGAGCGTTGTGCCGAGAACCCAGCCGACTGTTCCCTTGATCTCTGCCGCCTTGTAGCCGTCCGGGTCGTGTTCCACCAGCTGATTGTACACTCCGAACAGCAGAACCGGCTCCCCACTGCTCATATCAACTGCCGTGTCGGTCGCTTCGTGCTTCTTGCCGTCAATGGTCAAAATCGGCGCTCCATTCCATTGCCCAGCTGCACCGGTTCCGCTGCCTGTGTACTGAATGTACATTTCTGCCGTGACCAGTGAGCTGTTGCTCATATCGTCAACGACAGACCGCCAATCTGCCCACAGCTTGTAATCCGGGGTGTCAAACATTTCGCCAAGAATTCTACCAGCCGCCATTATATCGCCTCCACTTCATATACGCCCGTCAGCGTGTCTGTGACTTTTGTAATCACCATCACTTTGTCCAGAATGTTGTACGCTTTTCCGATCTTAGGACGATCAAGAGTGCTGAATGTGATTTTTGTGCGCCGGTTGTTCTGCTCCAACAGTTCGTCGCAGATTGCCTGCGGGTCGTCCGTGCAAATGTATGTTTCGTAGCTTACCTCGCTTGCTTCGTCGTTGTCCGCCAACTCGGCGCTTTTGGAAACATACTCTACTGTTGTATCTTCGTATTTGTTCCCGATGATAACAATCTTATTGCTCGACTTATTCACAACGACGCAATAGTTTGCTTCTTTTTTGTCAAAAAACACATTGCTGCTCGGCGTTCCGGAAATCACATCGTCTCCGTCTGCATTCTTGCCGGTCACCTCATACGCTTTTAAGTTTGCGTGCGGGCTGCTGAATGTGATTTTTACCTTTTTATTCTTGGCAATGTACCAGTGGTACAACTCCTCGGTGTCTTTAACTTGCGACAGCTTGTGAAGTTTCAGCGTGACGGATTTGACCAAGTCCGTCTTGTCGTATTTTGGAGTTCCTACGATGTTTTCCTCGGTGTACTCTATTGCCGTCTCCTCCGGCTCTGTCGGAACAGGCTCAACCCGCAACGTGTCCAAGCCATCTTGATTGCTGAACCGCAGGCCGGAACCTATCGCAATGTATTGTAGCGCTTCTCTGACGCTGCAAATGGGAATATATCCGTCAATGTCCGGCTCTTCCCATTCGTCTATGCTTATGTCGTAACCCAGTGGTTTGACCAACGCTCTAATGACTTGATTTGCACCGGCTCCGAAAAATCCGCCGAGGGTTTGTGCTTCAAAAATTGACACGACATTATACGCCTGTATCGTCGTCGTATTGTCCCCGTTTTCCGCTCCCTGGTTGGCAAAAAAGCGCTCAATATTTTTTTCGCCGACGCAAAAGTCAATCGTCTGTTTGTTCTGTACGAGATAATCACCACGCTGCGGGTCAAGCACAGTCAAGTCAAGCGTATCATATTCCAGCGATTTGGCCGTCAGTGAATACAACTTCGACACCGACGCGGATATAATGCTATCGTAGCCGAATTCTCGAGCAGTGCCAAACTCAATTCCCCAAATACCGATGAACGACAGCGGCTCCACCTGCTCAACCGTCAATGTAATGCTGTTTGCATTATCTATCACGAGCGGGAAAAATTCTTCTTTTTCGCTGCCAGTAAACTGCCCCGAAGCCACCGAAGTATTGTCCCGGAACGCCTCTATTTTTAGTGACTTAATCACATTCCGTGATTTTATCGTCAGCCCTGACATTGAGTAAAAGCCTGTGAGCGATATTTCAATCTTAAACGGAGAGTTTGTCGCCCCATCAGCAAAAAGTCCGTTGCTGCCGCTCCTGTAAGCCGACACGACGCCCTCCGTGAACTGCTGCGCGCTCGGGTCAAGCAAACGGACGTGCTTATTCAAATCAAAACCCTGCGGCTCAAAGGACAGGAAGTCCTGGGAGCGGCCAGTAAACACAGCTTGCAGGTTTCCGCTGTTGTCGTTAAAGAAAGGCTGCAAAGTCACATCCGGTATCTCAAATGTTGCCCCATTAGCGGCGCTTGCGGAGAAGTCGGAATACTTGAAATAGCCGTATTTGTTCTCACTCATCGCAAGTCACCCTTTCAAATGTGACGGACAGCGCCGTGCTGTAATATGTGCCGTCGTAAAGCACGCCCTTAATGTCGTCGCCGGTCACTGTGACGGAATACTCACCGGTATTTGTCCCTTTGTTGCTATCCGGCACTTCCAGTAGAACCGCGTCAGCGGTCATTAGCAGCGTTTTCAAAGCGTCATAGGCCGCAAAGTCGTTGTTAAAGAAGGTCACCTCATAATTGGTGCGCTTGCCCTTAATGTCCCGGTGGCGGCGGCCGTCCATCGTGACGACATCGTAATAATACTCGTAAGCCACCGACGGCTTGATCGTTCCCACATTCTCGTAAGTGACGCCGTTTATCTTAATCGCAATCATATCCAGCCTACCTCCTTTGCAACGACCTTAAGAATCGGCAGCAACGCACGAGCAAGTGCGTTCAAGCTGGCGTTCGGGTCAATTCCAAGCGTCACATTGACATTGCCAACACCGCCAACACCAACGCCACCAGCACCGGGGCCTTTGATATTGTAGCCCGCGCTGATTGTTTGCTCTCCGAAATCAAACGATTTTTGTATCTGCGAAAGCACAAGCCATTCGTTCTCTTTGATACCTTTCGCAAACAGCTTCATCATATCCGGCGCATAAGTGTGAAAGTTTGACAGCGGGCCTTTTTTCGGCTCGGAGAAGCCCAAAATGTCTCGGACTTTCTGCGCCGTGTTGCTTACCGTGCTCACAAGGTTGCCCCACATTTCTTGAATGCCCGACACGAAATTGTCGATCATATCGCGACCCCAGTCACGGGCACCATCAATGGCTGCGCTAAATCCGTGGCCGACCTCACTTATAATGTCCTTGCCTATACGGAACAGAGAAGATATCGACCCGGCTACACCTCTTACGACTGACATTATAATTTGCGGCGCCGCCTTTACAATCTTTGGAAGTGCTGCGACTAACCCTTGAGCAACGCTGACGATAATCGTTATGCCCATTTGTAGAATTTTGGGCAACATTGCATTTAGCGCAGTGATTAAGTTTCCGATGATGACCGGAGCCTGCTGCAAGAGAACCGGCAACGCATTGATCAAACCGGTTGCCAGCGCCGTAATCAGCGTAACGGCAGCGTTCAGCAAGTTATTCAGCGTTTCTGGGTCTGTCAGCGTTGTTACAATCTGCAAAACGACATTAACAATCGTCGGCACAAGTTCCGGCAGCGCCTGTGCAATTCCGAGCGCCAGCTGCGTAATGATGTTTAGCCCCATCTCCAAAATGGTCGGCAGCATTTCGATAAGGCCGGTTGCGAGAGTTGTTACAACACTAACCACTGCCGGAAGCAGCGCAGGCAAAGATTGATTTATTCCATCAACCAATGACTGGATGATACCGAGAGCGGCTTCACCCAGCGACGGCAACACTGCCGTTATCAGTTCCGGGAGTTTTTCGGAAATCACAGGCGCCAGCTTCTCGATCAGCGAACCGACACCCTCAAGCGCTTGCTGCACTCGCGGCAGAATGTTGTTTGCTGCGGTCGCAACGCTGTCGACAAACTGGTTTACGAGCCCCTGGAAGTCCTGGTTGTCGTCCGCCATTCCGGTAAGCAGATTTTGCCACGCTGCCTTGGCGGAATTCACAGACCCCTCGATTGTCGTCGCAGCCTCACGCTGTGTTGTGCCAGTGATGTCCATTTCCGTTTGGATAACGTGTATTGCGTCGACGACATCGGAATAGCTTGACAGATCGTATTTTACTCCGGATATTTTTTCCGCGTCCTGCAACAGCCGAGCCATTTCTTCTTTGGTACCGCCGTAGCCCAGCTTAAGGTTGTCGAGCATGGTATAGTTTTGTTTCGCAAAACCTTTGTATGCGTTCTCTACATCCACCATGTTCGAGCCCATTTTGTTGGCATTATCCGACATATCGGTGATTGCCATATTTGCTTTTTCTGCTGCCTTGTCGGTGTCACCACCAACCGACTGCAAAAGCGACGCAGAGAAACTTGTCACCGTTTCCATATACTGGTTGGCAGACAGACCAGCGGTCTTATACGCATTTGCGGCATACGCCTGCACCTTTTTAGATGACTTCTTGAACAGTGTGTCAACGCCGCCGACCAACTGCTCATAGTTCGCATAAGCTTCTGTCGACTGTTTCACGAGTGCTCCGGCGGCAGTCGCTGCGGCAGTAACGGCAGCGCCCGCAACCTTGGCAGCCTTTCCAAGTCCGCTCTTGATTTTGTCACCGACAGCGCCGACCTTGTCACTTGCCTGGTCATCAACGCCGATCTTAACAAACAATTCAAATAAGTTCATTAGTCGTTATTCCTTTCTTCGGCTGTATCTTTCAACTTGCCGAGAATTTGTTGTTTAACTTGCTCGGGTGTGCGTGTCTCCGGCGGCGGCGGGTTGATGATGTCCAAATAAGACTTTGTCAAATAAGACCCACCAGCCGACTTGGCCGTGTTTTCGGTCAAGATTTTTGCGCAGTTAGTCACATAAATACGAAAGGCCAGTTCGTCGGCCTGCCGCTCAATAAGTAACGGCAGAGCGAGAACCAGCCCTTGTACTGTCAGTCTTGGCGCGTCAATTAACGCCCTTGTTACGCTTTTCCCGTGGACACGCACGATCTGAAAAAATCAATCAAGTCCTTATCTTGCGCCATTTCTTTAACTGCGTTCATTGTCTTGATGATTTTCTGCTGCCGCACCTGCCCGAGCGTCAGCCCGTTCACAGCTGCGACAATGCCGAACACATCGTCTTTGTGCTTTTTTAGCAGCAGCGGGACGAGTTCGGCTACTTTCTCGCTTGCAATAGCGATCATCTCCGCTTTGGTGCTGTCGCCGTCCGTGCCCTCCAGCTGCATACGCAGAGAAGCAAGCAGCTCCTTATCGCTTAAGATATTCAGCGCATAAATGCTGACTTCGCAAAGGACATCCGCTGCCCGCTCCGTCGTTAGTTCGGAAATCTTCATATTTGTTTACCTCCTAAACAAAAATTACTTATTTGTTGACCGCAGCGGCCTTGCCCTGCGCAGCCTTGCTTGCGCTGGTAGAATAAAATACCATCGGCACGGTCTTTTGGTCGGTGATAGACACATGGCCGGTCAACTCCACAGAAATCTGTCCCTTGCCGTTCTTTGTCGTCTGCAATGAGAAGCCGCCAGTGGACAATGCGTTCTTAAGCTGAATAGCTACCAAGCCGCCGTCGGCCTTGTCGCCAACCCACCAAAGGTCGGAAAAGTCCGCCTGTGCAATATCCGCCCGGGGCGTGATCTTTGTGGTGTCGACCTTGTCAACATCAGCAGAACCAAGCGCAAGTCGGATTGCCTCCGGACTTGTACCCAAAGCGGTGAAAGCCAGCTTACACTCCCAGCTGTCAAGGTGCTTTAACTCCTTCATACCGTTCGGGCAGTTGTCCACATCCTCACCGAAGTCAGAATAAGTCGGCACGCAAGTTGCATTGATACCACCAGTGGTGGCGCAAATAATATCCTCGTCCGCCGGTTCCGTCGTGGTTCCGGGGGTGAAATTCTTAAGCAAAACGCCTGCGTCAAGCTGCAGGTCGTCGAAAGTGCTCTCGGGAATAACTGCAAATTTACCCATTTTTCAAAATCCTTTCTTAATTTTTTGTCAAATATTCGGCAGTGACATTGATTATCTTTCGCCGGATTTGGTCGTCGTCCGGGTCGGACATATTCTGTGCAAACGGCGTGCCACGCTTTAGCCAAATATAGCCATCAGCAACGGGAATAACCAATCCGTCAAAGCCGATTGTCTCGCTTATCTTTTCGGCCATAGCATTGCACGGCTTCCAGGTCGTGCCCCTGTACCACAGCGAAACGGAAATGCTGGTGTCGCCGCTTCCGTCAGCGTGGAAACTGTCCGTCACAAGCGCATAAGTTAGATACGGCAGCGCTGCTCCCTGCGGCACTGTTGTTTCCTCATACGCCGGCAGAAAGCGCTCAAAAAACGCTTGAACTGCTGCAGCTTTGGTCTGCGCCATTTTCTTTGCCCTCCCTTTTCGGACTTACTACAAAACTACAAAAACTACAACAAAACAAGGTTCTGTATTTAATATATTCTCATATATATACCCCTTATTATATTACTCTCTTAAACTTTGTAGTGTTTGTAGTGAGTATATAATAAGTACCTTGTTTTTGGCTTAACGGCGCCGTTTTTGGCGTACTACAAAATGCCACTACAACGCCGTCTACAACGCTACATTCTCACCCACTGACGGATTATTTCAGCCGCCAATGCTGGGCGTAAACTCCTCCGCCGTAACCTGGAACACCTGGAAGCTGGCGGATTTAGGCGTCATTTTGTCGTCGCCGTCGGAAGTCACTCGGAACACCTTGCCGTCGGACAGCCGCTTGAATACATCGTAATATTCAATCCGCGTGCCAATCGGGACAGTGACGGTGTACAGACTTGTAACGCCTGCTTTTTCAGCCGTGCGGGCTTCCATTGAGCTGTCAAAGGTAATTGCCGCCTTGAACGGTGCGCCATCCACCCAGCTGGTGGTATATCCGCCCTCTCCGTCCGGTTTATCGGTTTTCCGCACAAAGACGCACTCTGTCATTGCTTGTGCCAAAAGACTCATTGTAGTTTCCTCCATTCGTTTAGGCGGGCACGAAAGACAGTAGGCCAGTCAAGCGCAGCGCCGTTTGTGTCCGTTCCTCGGCTGTAAGAATAGCCGCCAAAACTCTCACTCACAAACGCGCCGGGCTTGCCCGCCTCACTCTCGCAAAACGCCTTGATTTCCCTTGATAAGTCCACCAGTTTAGGAGGTATCGCCAGTGCCCATATCGCCCCGCTGAAAGCCTCGTCGGTCAAATCCAATTCAGCTTCAACATACCTATGAACGCCGTCATTGAAGACGCTCCCCACGATGCGGAAGTATTGCCCTTCCTGCAAAAAGTCCAGCGGCGTGATTTTGCCGCCTTCAATTTTGTACTCCCCCTTGTGAATGCCGTTCGGCACTAAGAAGTAGTTGTGCAGTTTTGCACAAATCTCTGTCAGCATAACCACGCCGCCTTCCTTGTCTTAGGTCTTAATTCGGTTTTACTCTGCTTAGAATGTGCACTTCAGACCGGCCAGACGCTTAGCGTCAACAACCTTTGCGCCGTACACATGCAGACCCTTCACAGCGTCAGCGAAGCGCTTCTCGGGGCGATAAGCCTCGGTGCTCACGATCTGCTCGGCATAGGTGCAAGCACCCTCGTCACCAGCGGTGACAGTAAAGGTTGTGGTGCCGGTTGCTACCTTGCTAAAGCAGTTGTTGGACATGTAAATGTCAAATCCTGCAGCACGAGCAACAACGCCGTTCTGCAGCACATCCTCGGCCATAGACCCGCCGGTCTTAACAAAGCGGTCGTCCTGCAAGATGAGAGCGATCATCTCGGGAGGTGCTACCAGCCAACGACCGACAGTAGGCACATTTGCCTTGTCAAGCAGCAGCTTCATTTTGACGACGTTCTCGTAAACATTTGCAGCGGTCAGTGCCACAGCGTCAGTAGCGACAAGGTTGCCGTTGCCAGCGGTGATAGCGTCGGCCAGCTGCTTGGCCAGGTAAGCGTCAGCGGCGTCGTTCAAGCCATAAGCTGCGCGCTGCATTGCCTTATCCATCACATCGCCGGCAGCCTGGGCAGCGTCCACATCGTCGACCTGGAAGTTGAAGTATTTGGCCTGGTCAATCGTTAGTGTTTGATCGGTGGTAGCCAGTTCTTCCGGACCGGTGGTGAAGTCGGTGTTCTTGGTGTAGTTGCCGATAGTCACAGCACCGATAGTGTTGATTTTAACGGTATCGCCCTGCTGCTTGATGTCGCCCTCGTAGTCACGGTTGACCACATTAGCGAACACATGCGCCTTGTCCAGCGCATTTAGCAACCGTGCGTCCCAAATTTGAGGGATAAAAGAAGAAATAGCCATCTTTTTTTGCTCCTTTTTTCAGTTTAGTTTGTCGATTTCAACGACTGTTTGATATTTTCCCAGTTGGCATTGATCTCGGCGGCGGACATTTTTTTCATATCATCAGCAGAAAAAACAGTCTTGTTCTGCGTGTTCCCGGGCGGCGTTGAAGTGTTTGCTCCTCGCTGCTCCTCGGACACGATAAAGTCAGCCCATTCAGCTTTGACGGCTTCTGTCAGCTTGTCAGCGCCCTTGATTTCGCCTTTTGCGTCAAGTTCAACGCTGTCGATGTCCGACACCTTCAAAACGCTGTCAATTCGTTTTTCGGAAACCCCTGCGGCCTGTAACATTTTACGGTAAGCCGTCGCCTTTGCCGTGTGTGCTTCCTTAACGCTTGCGGCCTGTTTGAATTCGTCGAACTCTTGCTTGAGATCGTCGTACTGCTTTTTGTAGCCATCACTTTCCCCGGCTGCTTCAAGCTGCTTTTTTGTTTCGTCCAATTCCTTTTGGACACCTGCCAATTCCTGCGCCTTGCCTTTCAGTGTGTCCCGCTCTTCTTTGAGCGCGTCCACCGTGTCAGCGTGCGCTTCGATGATTTGGTCAATTTGTTCCTCGCCAATGCCCATTGCTTTGAGCATTTTTCTCGTCAATGCGATAAGTCATTCCTCCGTTCTTTTTCGTAGCAATGACCGCCAATGCCAAAAGAACCTTGTCTCCTTTTCCTCGGCGGCTTTTCTTTGCCGTTAGATTTTTGTTCTTGCCTTAATTATACATCAAGCATAATTTTTTGTCAACGATTATACAAAAAGTTGATAAATTAGGCGTTGCGCAGGCTGTCCTCCAGTAGCTTCTTGTACTCTTCCGTGTTTTGGGTCGCAGCATTCCGCAAATAATGAGCAGCCGCCATTTTTCGGGTGCCCTCCTCAACATATAGCGCATAATCGACATTGGTGCCAATGTATGCCGCCTTGTTCGTAGTGGCGTGCGAAATGCTATTCATAAGTCGCCCGGTATCAACTCGGGGAAAGTCCCGCACATTCGTCTTTGCGTGAGTTTCCGCCACCGCTCCGATAGCTTCAAGCCCTCGCTCGATAGCATTTTGCAGCGCCTTTTCAAATTCTGCCGTGTTGTCTTTCACTGTTACATTTTCGCTCATTTCTTGCTCACCTCACTAAGCGGTTTGAAACCCGCTATCTTGTAGCCAATGGTGCAACGGCAGTTGTATGTGTTTGCCGGATCTGCCGCCGGGTCGCCCGGGTACATTATCGACCCAATCGAATTAACGAACGGCTTATCCTGCGGCACGGACTTCATATCAAGTTCGGCGTGCCAATCTCTCGTCCTGGAATCGTGCGCAGCAATCCACATTTTGTCGACAACCACGCCCTTTGCTTCCATCTCTCCGAGCATATCCATACGCCCTTTATTTTCTGCACCGGTAACAGCCGTCCGAGCCGTCCGGACAGCTGCGTGCATATTCATTTGCTGCACCTTGGCAATGCGGCTTGCAATCTTCGGAATACTTTCGCCCTGCAAAATGCCTTGCAGAACCTCGGAATTTATCTTTTTCATATTCCACCGGACATCCTTGGCTTTGTTCAACTTCCGCAGCGGCAGCAGTGAGCGGTCACCACACAAGATCAAATTCTCAACAGTGTGAGCGTCCACCAGCGAAAAGGAAAAGCCCCGCAGTTCTCGCTTGGCAGCTTTCCCTATCGCATTGTAATTCAAAGCGTAAATTTCCGGCAGCCTGCCGTTGGTGTATTCCAACGCAATCTCGTTAACATGGCTCAAATTCTCGGCGGTCTGTTCCGTAATACTCTTGAACCGGTCATTCTGCACAGTCGCTTCACGCTTGGCAAATGCCAACTCACGACCAGCCCGCTTGATTTCCGCCTTGTCGCCGGTTTCCTTGGCGGCTTCGTACTGCTCTTGCAAGCTGGCCAGTTTCGGCTCGGTTTCTGCCATATAAGCGTCCCAAGCCTGCCGAACCTCGTCTTGCGTCTGCCGGTATATCCGCCGAATGCGGCGCTCCAGCGAAAGCAAGACCTTGTCTGTCTCTCTGTGTGCCTTATCTGCCAACGCTGGCGCCTCCTTTTAGCGTTTTCTCGTTCACATCAATTTGCCGAACAGCTACTTATTTTTCGCTTTTCTTTTTCATCTTCTCGGTGATCTTGTCAAGCAGTTCTTGCAACTCCTCATCCGTCAAGCTGTCCAGGTCGTCAGCCTGCCCACTGCCATTCGGCTCATTGCCTTGCTGGCCAACATCCGGCTCCGCCTGCTGCCCTGCCGGTTCTGCTCCATCAAGGGCGGGGTTGTCGTCAACCTCGATCCGGTCGCCCTCTTCGTCCCTTTTCTTTTTGATTATGTCGTCCGCCTGGTCGCCAATGCCAAGCAGGAAACAAACTTGCTCGGTGATCGTTTCGTCGTCCAAATACTCGGCAGCGGAAAGCACCATCTGCATTTCCTCGGACTGATTTACGATCTTCGACCGCTTGAAGCTGACACTGTCGGTGATTTCCGCCAGCTGCAAAATCTTTTCCACAAAGTTCGTCACGCAATACTCAAACATATCCGTCTTGCTGTCAAGCGGTTGATATGCCGCTCGGATTTCCGTGGCAGTTTTTGAGTTGGCCGAAAGGTCAAGCACATTAAGGCACATAAAGTCCTCATAAAGCCGCGCCTTGATTGTATCTATCGCAGCGTCGGACGCACTGATCGGGGCTTCGACTGTGTGGGCTTCAACCTGTGCGCCGTCATCGTCGATATGCGCGACATGCATTGTCCGCAGGTGCTCCAAGAACCGCTGGTCGTCCTCGTCATCCATTCCGCCGGCGTTTGTGATCGCCCAGTAAATCATATTGCCCTCGTCGACATTGTTCACGAGATTGCTGTTGATAAGGTCAAATGCGTCAAGCGTCCCCTGCCGACCAACCAACTCTGACTGTTTCTTGTCGTTGCCATAAAGCGGAATGATAGGGAACTCCGGGTAGTTCTCGAAGTCGTAAATCTCGGTTCCATCAGCGATAGAGTGCCGCACCTTCATCTTGTAAGCGGTCTTCGGCTGGATAATCAAGATTTTTTCATTCGTGCCTGTCGGGCTTAGGTACTCCGTGTAGCCATCCACTTCATACAGCGTCGCCCGCAGCGGTTTATCGTCCGCAAGCTGCCAAAAGCGAATGCCAGCCCGCAGTGCCCCGCTTTCCTCGTCAAACAACGGGACAAACTCAGTCACATCGAACACATCCAGGTGGTCAAGGTTCCAAAAGCCGAACGCAACGCCGCCGATCAAAGCAGACTTGCCGATCTTCTGCAGCTGATAGTCGAAGTCATAAGAGCCGCCGTGCAACTCACCCTGTCCGCCGCCCAGCTTTTCCTTTGTCTTTTTGTCACCAAAAATAGCGCCATTGCCGAGCAAATACTGATTTTCCTGCGTGATTGCGAAATTGAAAAAGTTGCTTGTGATCTTGTGGTTCGGTGCCCATCTGTCAACGTGAGCGTCACCTCGCAAATCGTATATCAACTTTTCATAGTGCATTATCGTCGGGTTTAGCCCACGATAATACTCCCACGCCCGGCAAGCAGTCCGATAAAGCTGCCCGGCCTTGTGCTGGCGGATAGCCGAAAGGACAAACGCCTGCCGTTTGCCCTCAAATGCTCCGCACGCTTCAAGGTCTTGGAAAGTCAAATAAGTAGAAATTGTAACCACCCTTTCATCGTGTTGTTATTTGGCCACGCTCAAAATAAGCGGACTTTCTTTTTTGCCGATTTTTTTGCGCAAAATCGTGTTTACAAAATAGCGAATATCATCCATCGCGTGGTCGTTTTCTTTAACCACTCGGTCGTCCCCTGCCTTATCGTCCCAGCGATACAGTCCAAACTCGGCAATACTGTCAACGCAAGAGCGGTGTATTTGGATATTGCCGGCGTGCAGATAAACAGACACACGGCGAATACCGTCAAGGACTGTATTGTCTGCCTTAACGACATTGAAGCCCCGTTGCCGCAGCGCTGCGATAAATGACGCAGCCGACGGGTCAACAATGACCTTGCGGATCTTATATCCGTCAGCCAGCTGCTCCACATCGTCGCAATACTGCTCGTCTGTCCTCTGTACGGATTTTTGACGGCCATTGTAGTAAAACTCCTTAACTCTTGTCGCCTTTGACCCTAAAACGCACCACAGGCCAGCAGAGAATGGATTTTGCGTGCCGTAGTCGATAGAGATATAGTATTCACCATTCGTTGGCACATCATCGGTTATATTGTCCTCGCCGAAGTCGTAAACCAAGCCTTCAGCGACGCACCATTCACCGAGAATGTACCGCCGGTAGAACACCCCGGTGTACATCGTCTCATAGCGCTGCAAAATATGCTCCGTCAGCGCCGGGTTGTCTCTCAATTCAAAATGCAGCCGCAAAGCATTGTGCGCCTCCGGCTGGCTCACCCATTCGGTATAGAACCAGTGCTGCGGGCTGTCCGGGTTGCAGTTAAACCAAAACTTTGACCCGTCAACCGAGCAGCGGGAGAGTGCCTGCTCTACAAATGACCGGGGCATTAGAGCCACCTCGTCAAGCAGAATGCCCGCCAGCGTCCGGCCTTGGATGAGCGTAAAACTGCTTTCGTCTTTTCCGCCGAATATTTCAAAATAGTTCTCGACCCGGCCACAACGAACCACCAGCAGTTTATCACTCCGACGCCATTGTATATCCAGCCGCTCCCTTGGCTCGGTCATTCCAAGATACGGAACGATTATGTTTTTAACGGCGCTGTCAACAGTCTTGCCGCAAATGCCAAACCGCTGCCGGTCATATCTCCTCATAGCGTCCTCGACAAATGCGTACATCATCCAAACGGTCTTACCGGAACGGATGGCGCCGTCAGCAATCAATGCGTCAAAACGCGTATAAGGGAACGCCAATATTTGCAGCTGTTTATCACTCAACCCCGGCATTGTTGCCCTCGCTCCGTTCTATCGCTCTTGCTGTTTCTTTCAGTGCCAAAGTAAGCGGGTCATCTTCCCGCCTATCAACCGCAACAGTGTACTCGCCACGATCACTTTGGCCAAGGTACTGTTTGCCCAACCAAATGGCCATATTTGCGTTCTTTTCCGCCAGTCGAAACTGGGATCGGCGTAGGGATATTTTCCCAGTGCCCCGCTTTTGCTTGAAAACTTCCGAAAAATTCATCTCGTAAGTTCTTTTACACCACGATTCAAGCGTATCGGAACAAACTCCAAACCAGCCGCAAATCTCCTCCTGCGTACATTGAAGTCCGCAGAGTTTTTCAAATTCTATTTGATTTATTGGCTTTAGAGGTCTACCACCAGGCATTGGCGGGTCACTTCCTTTCCAATCTCCGTTAGCTTATATCTTTTTCCCAAACCTTGTTACCACCAACGTGTGTTTTTATCCACCCGTGAAAAGCAAGCTTCTCGTCCGTGCTTTCCGGATATAGGTTAATAAGCCGTTCAAGTTTGTTGTTGTTTAATATAACAAACGGCTGTCCGCCGTCTGCTCTTTTGCAGCAAAAGCCAAGCTTTTCATAAACAGCGCCAGAGTTGATGGTCGCATTTGAATAGCTATATATTTTCTTTGCTCCAACTTCACGCAACGAGTTTTCACAAGCGGTTTGCAGTTTGCTCGCCCCGCCATATACCTGCGTGCCTTTTGATATAGAAAGTCTTACAAGTTCGTACTTTTTGTTTTTTCCACGAACTGCGCTGGCAGAAATGTCATACAACATAACGGCAACAATTTCGCCGTCAAAAAGAAGTCCAAAACAAATAGCCTTGCTGCTTATTAACGGAGCCGACTGTCTGTGATTTCGGATAAAGAAATCTTGCGCAAAATCAACAGGAACCGGAACGCAAACACACTTTGAAGCCCGAATTTTTCGTTCAATAATAGTTCCGCTCTTATACGAAACTTGCGCAGCCGTTTCTTTTACGGCGTCAAGCGGAGAAATAAGGAATTTATCGTCGCTATCCTTTGTTTGCAAAATCCACTTTCCTATATTTTTGTACTCATATCCGACAATACTTTGGTGCTTATTCTTTTCGATAAATTCCGCCGGATTTATTTTTACAAAATGCTCGACAGGGACACCGGATAGTTCGGATATTTGCGCAATTCTTTCGTCAAGAAGTTTGTCGTAAAACGACCACGCTTCACGGACTCGCTGGGTTATATCACGCATTGTCAATTACCCCGCTTAATGTTTGCAGCAAAGCCTCACCGCCGTTTTTTGTACAAAACGCAACAATCTGTTCTGCTTGCTCTTCCGTCAACATCAGTTGTAAAAAGCACTCGGAGTTCATACCAAAAGCAGATACGGAAAACACTCCAACTTTGCTTTGTGGTATTTCATCGATAGCGTTCTCGCTTTCGTTCTCCTCTTTTTCTTTTTCTTCGTCGATTTGGAATCCAAAATCAAAATCGCTGAAATCAAGATCGGCAATTTCATCTGCCAGCAATTCTAAATCCCAGTCACTCTCGTTACTCTTATTGTCTACAATCCTTAATTTTCGGACTTGTTCTTCCGTCAAGTCATCAACACAAACGCACGGCACTTCTTTAAGCCCCAGCTTCTTTGCTCCAAGGGCTCGGCAGTGACCAATTACAATTATGCCATCACGATCAACAACAATCGGCTGCACGAAGCCATACTGCCGAATACTCTCGGCCACATTGTCAATTTGCGTTTGGTCGTGCTTTTTCGCGTTCTTTTCATACGGCTTGATACTATCAAGCGCCCGCATTTCAACCTTCATAGAAACGCACCTCCTATTTTTAATTGTAGCAGAAAAGCCACCAAAAATCAACTTTTTGGCGGCAAATGATAAAATGCACGATATAGCTCCTCTGCTGTGTCCAGGTTCTTGTCAGCGGTGTAGGCTTCCGTGGCGGCGGTAATACGTTCCTCCAGCGCCAACGATTCTCGGCTCAAGAACTCCGCTTCCGATCGCAGCAGGGTGCAGTTGTACCGCAATGCCTCTTTCTGCCGTTTTGCGGTTTCCTTGTCCATCAGTCCAGCACGGAATAGCCGATATATAGCAAGCAGGCCGATATACTCGGCGCTATCCGCTGCTGTCAGCCCTTTTGGTAAGATTTTGCCGTCAGCGGCGGCTTTTTCTAAACTCTTGTCCATTATCTCGCTCCCTTTCGCAAAACAACCTACAATGTAGTAGTTTGTTTGTAGCGACCCATTTTTGGCTTAACCACGCCAAATTTTAGGATTTTCAGCCGCTACAAACTACAAAAACTACGGTATCTCCTATAAATATATTTCTATTTTTACTTTTTTCCTTATTTTATATTACTCTCTCAAATAATGTAGTGTTTGTAGTGTTTATATAGAGAATGTGGTTTTTTTGGCTTCGTTGCGCCAAATTTTCGGACTACAAAGTCGGACTACAAAGTGCTCTACAACGCTACAAACACCACTAAGACGGCAGATTTTCGGCTAAAGTTCGATGATGTCGTCAAGGTCGATTTGGTCGGAATTGTCCTCATTTGCCCACCAACGCTGGTTGCCGTAAACCGGAAACTTCTTCGGATAAGGCTGCTTGACCCACCCGCTCATTGATTGGAGTATGAGCCCGATCTCTTGGCTTTCCTTTTTTGTGGGCTTTGAATATTCACCCATCCGCAAAGCCTCCTGCCAAAGTTCAAGAACACAAATCTCGGTCTTATTTTCCAAATAGTCCTCAATCATACCGACACGGAAGTCATCCTCCGTTGCTTCTGCCTGCTGCTTTCGGATGTCGTCAATCAGTGACCGGTCAGCATACGGCAGCAGCTTGCCCGCCTTGTACAGTTCAAGCGCTTCAGCCCAACACTGGCGTATGTCTGCCTTGATTTGCTTCTCATTGTCAAACAACTCATAGCCGCTTTGTTTTACCCGCACCGGATAGAACCGCCGGTTGCCGGTCTTGTCAGTCAAAAACTGCTCTTTGTTTGTCGTGCCGATAAAGATACACTGTCGTGGGTGGTCTGTCACTCGCTTGTCGAACGGCATACGATAGCGGTCATTTAGACGGGTAAGATAGGACTTGACTGCCTCCTGCTCCTTTGTGCGTGTCATTGCAAGCAGTTCAGACACCTCGCAAATCCACGCGCCCTCGATAGCTTCAATGCCGCGCTGACCATCAAACTCGTTGACCTCCGTGAAATATTCGTCCGCCAAAGCAAGCCAGCGGATCAGCGTTGACTTGCCCTCGCCCTGCTTTGTGCCGATCAGCACCGGCATATCGTCGAATTTGCAACCGGGATTGTACAACCGGTGGATACCACCAGCGAAGATCAAGCGGCTGACTTCTCTTGTGTATGGCGTGTCCTCGCATTTCGTCCACTTTGCCAAGAAGCAGGAGATCCTCGGGACGCCGTCCCATTCCAATCCGTCCACAATCTCACGCACTGGGTGGTACTCGTGGCGAGCCAACACAATACGCATTGCGTCCTCGCTTTTCTGTACGCTGTGGAAGCCGTACTTTTTCTCAATATACCGCCGCATTTCCGCGTCGTCAGCGTCAGACCACCGCTCCGCAACGCCGTTGACGGTCTTTTCCGGACTGTATGTAAGCAGATTAAACTTTATGCCGGAGAACCGCGGGTCACCCTCAAGCACTTTAACGAAATTGTCTATCGACGCCACCGGCCGACCATTTGCGTCAAAGTCCAAGTCAACGCCGCAGCGCAGCTTTGCATTTGTCCTCTTGTACTCTTTGGCAAGGCTCTCGTTTGCCTTGTTGAACGCCTTGAGTACGATCTTGAATTCCTGTTGTATGCCGAATTCCTTAGCCTTGATCGCCATCAGCGCCGCCAGCCTCGCTTGATCTTCCGGCCGCTCCTCACATAAGTCCAGAAGCAGATCAGTGTTCAGCAGCTGCTCCGGAGTTGCTATAACTTGTATCTGTTCATCTGTAAGCACTTCCTCGCCTCCTTAAATCGGCCTGTGTGAGCCTTTCGTCCGCCAAGCCTATCCGTTGTAGCGCTTCAATAAAAAGTGGGTTTAACGGCTCTGTGGCGGCCTGTGGTCGGTATTTGCGCAGCTGGTAGTCCAACCTTGCCCACTCGTCGAACGCAGCCCAGTAGTCCCGCTCCATCCGCTCCTGCATTGCCTTTTCAGCCTTGCGTTTCTCTTTGCGCTCCCTGGTGGCCTGCTCCATTTTTCGCTGTTCTCTTACGGAAATCCGCTGCCCAATCGGCAAGCCGAGCGCAAAATCGTTGTTTAGCTTTTCGCACGCTTTCAAGAAAGAAAGATTAAAATATTTCCGCACGAAAGTCAAAATGTCTCCGTTCTCTCCGCACGCAAAACAGTGGTAGCCATTGCTGCCGGAATAGACCTGCATTGACGGCGTGTTGTCGTCGTGGAAGGGGCAGACAGCCCGCCCCTTTCTGTCAATGTGAATTCCATACGCTTCCAGCACCTCCGCCGTGTCCAGCCGTTCCTTTATTTCTGCTGCATAATCAATCATCAGCGCGCACCAAAATATATTTGCCATCACTGTTGCGGTACGGCTTATCACCATATTCTCCGGACAACATCTTTTTAATGCTCGACATACATCTTGTCTTAAACTGGTTGCCTAATGTTGGAAAAAACTCCGGACAAGTTTTGCATTCTTGAGTTCTGCAAAACTCGCTTTCTGTCATCGCCCGCAGCTTGATACGCTTTTTCATTCATCTTTCACCTCCCTGTACTCCCGAACCCTCCATTGCCTCGTTCGGTGTCTTCAAGCTTTTCCACCAGCACCAACTCCGGCGTGTCAATCTTGACCACCACCAGCTGACTGATCTTGTCCCAACGGCGCACTGTGTAATCAACGCCGCTGTGGTTGTACAGCTTGACGGCAATACTGCCGGTGTAGCCCACATCAATCACGCCCTCGCTGGTAATGCCGTGTTTCACGTTCAGTCCGCTTTTTGATTTGAGAAAGCCTGCGGTATTTGGCGGCAACTCAATATGTACCCCGGTGTCAATGGTCACCGCTCCGCGTGCAGGAATTAGAGTGTCCACCGGTGACAGCAGGTCAAGCCCTGCGTCCGTATCGTGTGCTCGTACAGGCATTAACGCCTGCTTGTCCAATTGAATGTTCATTCTTTCAAATCACTCCAATCTAAAGACTGTCCGCAGTTGTCACAATACTTTTGTTTATATTTGCCTTTTTGCCAAACACTATTATATATCATTGCGATTTCATTCTCACAACTCGGACATAAGAGCACTGCGCCAAAGCGACCGACTTCTGTAATTTTTAGCTTTTTTGGTATCTGTTTTTCAAGTGCTTTTATAACAATGTTCATTTCTTCTACCGAACACATATTTATATAAGCGTTTTCAGCTAAATTCTGAACAA